AAGGCCAAACGGCCCGGTTGCCGCGGACAAGTCGAAGATGGAATCGGGTAGGACGTTCGCGCCGTTGATGTAGAGTTGAACGTCTGCGATGTCGGTCATGTCGATAGTGAACAGGAAGCGGTTTGCGACCGCGCTACCCGCGGTAACCGAAACCCCCGTGGTCACCGCTGCGACGGTCGTTGTCCCGTCGGTGGACTGCGCCAGGATCGTCAGCGTTCCGCCGTCGATGTGGAACGACAGGTATTCCGTGATCTGGTCGAAGTCGGTCGCGTGCGTCCCGTTCGCAATACCGATATTGAAATCGACCGCAGCACCGGAACCGTTGACCGGAACGCGCAATTCAAACTCGACAAGCGCGTTGGCGTCCGGGTCAAACCGGTCGGTTGAGAACAGCTCGATTTTCTGGGCTTCGCTGGTCGCGTCCAGTTCAATCGACCGCGCACCGCCAAGCGCTTTCGGGTAGCCGAACGCGCCCGCGGCCTGAGTACCGACGGGGGTTGAATCGAACGGGTGTTGCCGCAAGTCGATGTCATACGGCGGGTCGTAACCCACGTCCACGTCAACCGTGGCATCCGCCGCCGCGGCATCGACCGCACACCGCCCCACGTAGAAATCCCGGTCATTCACCTTGCGGTAAGTGACCGTACCCGCGGAGTAGTCGTAATAGACTCGCATCCCGCGTTTGAACACGACGTTCGCGGTTTTGGTCAACCGCGCCCGCACGTGACTTTCGAGGTTCCCGACATTCCCCGCCGTGATTGCGCGAGTAGTGATGCAAGGCCGACCGTCCGGCCCTTGCAACACCGCGCCCGCGTCGATATCGTCCGCCGGAGTGTACGGGGTAACGCACTCCGGTTTGTCAGTCCGCATGTAAGCAATCATCGTTCCCGCCCTTGTGTGAAGTGAAACAGTGTGTCAGTTGCATTGTGCAACGGTAGGTTACTGCCCAACCGCGCGAATCGCCCCGCGGTACGACTGCCGGGAAACCCCGAAGTGAAACACCCCGCGCATCTGAATACCGAGCGTGTTGAAATCCGCTTCCGCGGTTTCGACCGTTGGGTATTCAACCCCGTCGAGATACGCAATCTCGATAAGCGGTTCGTCGTTCGGGTCCGCTTGCAGGAACCATTGGCCCGTAGCCGCGCCGGTGATGCTGGTATTCTCCAGATACGGCGAAATCACTGGCTCGAACTTCCCGGCGAACACGTTCGCCAGTGGGATTTGCGCCGTGGTTGCGGCACCGCCCGCGCCGAACTGCAACGACTGGTTCAGTTGCATTGCCGCAACGGCGAGCGACGGCCCGACGACAAGATACTTAGGCATGACGCCTAACGGGCTTTGCTCATCGTCACCGTCTTTGAGCGCGAGGTAGGCAGCGTATGCCAACCCCAACCCCTGCGCGGCGAGCGCAGACGTTCCGCCCGAAATCACGTTACCCCGCGCCGTGGTGTAGAACGTGGACAGCGTAGCAAGGTACGCTGTCCAGAACCGTTTGTTAAGCGCGAGAATGCCGCCACGCCCCAGCTTCCGCGGGACAGACGAGATTGCGCCAATGTCGTCGTTGCGCATGTCTTGATACGTAACGGCGAACATTTTGGCGTAGGTCTTTGCCTGATTGGTGTAGCTGTCTTCCCCCAGCTTCCCGTGAGGGATAACCCCGTCCGGCGCCACTTCTTCCAGTTCGGCGCCCGCTGTGAGACGGTACGATGTCACGGTCTTGAAGTCCGTAACCGTCCGTTTCGCGGCAAGTCTTTGGTACGCTTGATCGACCGAGTTGAACCCTTCCATGAGGAACTTGTTAGCGGTGTTCGCGAGAATCCCACTAATGTCGATGGAAGAAAACGCGGCTTGCAGGATGGCGCGTTCATTGCCCGCGAACCGGTGTGACCCGTGGTAACCATTCACCCGGGCGCATTGCAAAATGATTTCCTGCAACGACGCGCGCCCGCGGTACTGCTTGTGCGCGGCTTCCAGAACTGGCGCCGGGAACGCGGCTTCGATAGCGCCGAACGAACCGGCTTGCATGAGCGCGCACGTCATCACGTCCGCGTTAATCCGGTCACCGTCCCGCGCTCCACCCGTACCAGTGTTCACGTGCGGCCGGTTGGCGCGCATGGCGAGAAGTTCGGCGCGCTCTTGTGCGCGTTCGACCGTCCAGCCCTCTTTGATGGCGTGCGCTGCGAGCGTGCGGTTTTCCGTTGCATTGTGCAACGGATCACCGTGTTGCGCGCAGACTCGCCGGATACCGGCTTGCCGGTCTTCTTCTTCTGCCGCCGCGTCACGCTGGTCTTGCTGTGCTTTCTTGCGCGCAGCTTCGATTTCTTCGGGGGTCATACTGTTGTCACTCCGAAACGCAGTAACCTTAGCAGTCGTCGCGCCGTCTGCGCCCAACGCGACGAAAGACACTTCGTACAATCGAGATTGCCGGACAACGTAACCGGGTCCAGCGAATTTGTTTTTGTTGACAACAACCGTTGTGCCAGCTTCCACGAATTCGGTTCGGTCAACCGTCGCGCCAACCGACATTTGCCACGGGAACCCGTTGGCCGATAGCGCCGTGATTTCGTCAACGTCGTTACCGACCCCGGACATTTTCCCTTGTACCTTGACAGCTTTCCCGGTGTTCGCAACGGCGGTTGTGTGCCCAACAATCCGGTCGGAATCGTGCGACCGAAAAACCGGCATCGTGTCTTGAACTTGCATCCCTTCAAGGTCAACGATTACCCGGGAACCGTAGAACCCGTTAGGCTTCATTTCCGCGCCAGTGTACGCGACCCCGGCGAACGTCTTCACCTTGACTGGTTCGGCGCCGCCCTCTGCTTGTACAACGTCCGCGGTTTCAAATTCAACCGGGCAAGTCAACTCGATTGTTGATGGTAGGCTATGCGGCATTTTGGTTCTCTGGCTTGAAGTCTTTGAACGGGTTGACAATCTCATCAATCGTCGCCGGGTCAACCCCGGGGAACGCGGCGATAAGAACCGCTCGCGCCGATTCGATAGGCATTTGACCCGAAGCAATAGCGGTTGTGATTGTCACGATTGAAGTAACTTGCGCCCCGTTAAGCGCCGTCTTCTCAACCCCGTTCGGGTCAATGTTGTTTTTCGATAGCCCGAGTTCATCAAGCAACGCAAGTTCCTGCGCCCGGATTTCAAGTTGCTCCCGCAAGTCTTGACCGTAGTTGGCGTATATTTCTGTGAGGTTGGTCGTATTGTTTTCCAGCCGAAGCGTATCAGTCTTCGCGTCGTTCTCCGGGTCAATCGAAGCGAACCCATCGAAGAACCAACCCCCCTCAGCTTCCGTTGCATTGTGCAACGGGAGATAGCCGGGGATGCGCCGCGCTTCCTCATACCACGCTAAATAAATACGATCTAAAACGATTGTCTCGAACCGCATACGTTCAATGCGCAACATCCGGTGATAGGGAAGGAAGTCCAGCCGCCCGCTACTGAAGTTGTACCCGGACGAATTCCCGGCAACGACGTTGAACGGCGCCGGGATGCTTCGGCCGATTTCACAAATCAGTTCGGCTTTGAATTCTTTGTACGTCCCTGTCGGTTGCTCCGCTTTCATTTGCTCAGGCTTCCACCCCTTCGGGACGGTGAGCAACGCGCCGCCCTCTGGTAATGGAACTTGATCGTACAACTCCGGTTCTTCCGGGTCGTCATCCCCGATGGGTTCGTCAGTGTGCAACACACCGCAAATGCGCGCAGCGGTTTCTGCCGCCATCAACACCGCAAGCGTGTACCGCCGCAACTGTGCGAACAATGGCAGCGCGGCAACGAGTTCGGAAATACCGCGCGCCTGTTCTGGCCGGTTCGGTCGGAACCAATGGATAACGTCTTTTGCCGCTACCGTTGTGGCTTTACCCAACCCGCCGTAACTGTCTTCCGGGTGTTCGTCGAGAATCCGATACGAAATTGGATTTCCGTAGATGTCGAGTGTGATGCCATCAGTGTTGTTTTGGGGCAGTGTGTTGTAATCACCCTGCACTCGTTCGGGTTCGATGAGTTGAATGACGAGTTGGGGTTCGTCTTCAGGCAAGTTCGGGTTTGAACCGAATACCGCGAAGCACTCACCCTTGACCGTCTTCGTTTCGTCCAGAACGCGCAGCGTGTCAACAATGCCGCGCTTCCTACACCATTGATGCCACTTCTTCGCAATCTCCGGGTTTCGGGTAACGCGCCGCGGGCCAGTCCCAACCATGTCCGCTGTTTTGGTTGTAACCAACCCGGCGCAATAGCAATTGTTCATGCGCTCATAGAGAGCGCGCTTTGCGATTGTGCGACGTGTGTACGGGTCGTTCGCTAGATTTGCGCTGTACCCGTCTGCGTTCAACCAGTGCCGCGCATTGCTAACCGTAGTCTTAGCGGCATCATACCCCGCACGCAAAACCTTGCGCGTTGCATTGTGCAACAGGGATAGGACGAACCCGAAAATTTTCATACAGTTCCGGGGGGTACAACCTGCGCAATTTTCAGTTTAGCCCAACCCGTCCGGCGACGGGACGCAGCCCGCGCGGCTTTCTTTTGCAAGTGGTCGTCAAGTTTGATTAGGTCGTCAACCGACCGAGATTGAACCGTAAGCCCGTCGCTAGTCGCACTAGCCGGGTCGTCTGCCGCTTGCTCGAAATACTCAACCGGCAATTCGTCCATAGTGTTAGTATAACAGAAGTACAAGCGTTTGTCAATAGGAAAACAGGAAATTTTATTTTTGATATGTATTGCCGGTAAACCGGCAATCTGGTATCATACCTACACTGCGTTGCATTGTGCAACGCAAACAAGAGGGGTAACTATGACAGAGCTACAGCAACTTATGGCGATGTTAGATCGGGCAGGAATCGGACATGGGTTAAGACATGATTTCAACCCACCCGGAACTGCTGTACAAATTGAATCCGAAGATAGTTGCGCCCACAGAGATTGGACGAGCACAGAATTTTGGTTTGACGATAACGGGGTATTACAAACTGTGACAAGTGCAGAAGGGCAAGAGGGTTAAACTAATGCAAAGTCTTCCTAAGTTCAAGTTCTCTGAGCAAGAGCGGATCGAATGCCGCAAACACTTGCAACAGGTCAACTACTCAGAGGGTATGTTCGACTTGGAAGCGTGCCGACTAACCATGGAACAGGAACACGGGTTGAAGCTCACGTTTAACGTGGGGTTGCTTAATCCACTTGCGAAGAAGAAAGCAAAGTCGGTCAAGTGGCTGGAAGAAAACGATAGCAAACGCTGGGCAGTTCTGACTATGGACGTTGCGGTACGCCACTTCTTCTTTGCATGATCTCAGCGTAAGACACTTTCCGACGCTTGCCGGATTGCTCTACCCGCTCTTTCGCGGGTAGGGGTTTACCGTGGGGTAAGTCTGCGATGGTATCAGACATGCGAAGCCCGGTGTAATCAGCACCGACCAAGTTCATAACAACACAGTCAAACCAGTGGTTGTCATTGTAGGTTAGCCCCTGTTTCCATTCCCAAAGGGTTCGACCGCGCCCGCTAGTTTCGTGGGGGGATTCGCTACGGAAGTGGTCGATAAAAAGTTCGTGGTTTGTGTTCTCGTCTCCGAACAACGACAGACACCCAGGCGAACCAAACGGCGCCATGAGCATTTCGCGCAGTTTGGTTTTCCAAGCGTTGCTATCGAACAACACTACGCGCCCCTTCCCGCCGCCGGTCTGCGTTCGCGCCCGCCAGTTCCACCCGGCTTTCTCTCCAACTTTCTTCGGCCACTCGGCCATAGGTAGCGAACTCGCGCCGACCCCGTATCCCTTGCTAGGGATTAGTACCGCGCTGTACGCGGACTGTAGACAGAACTTATGGATGATGTCTGACCACTTCCCCGAGTCAATCAAACACCGCTCAACCTTCTTACCATCATACAACCGGCCTAGAACAAGTTCAGAGACTTTACCCAGCCCGTAGTAAATGCGCGAAACCTCATTCCCCGTGAATTCGTCGGCAAGGGTTGGCGAAGCCTGCGCCTGAGTGAAATACGGGCGCCCCTGTTTCGGATACGTGCCGTAGTCGATGATTGTTCCGTTAAAGTATTCATCCCACGCGGTAACACTGTAGTACATTATATTTGCGTGAACGTCTATCCCCGCAGTCAACCGAGTTGCGCCCGGTTGCACAATGCAACGCTCAGACCGTGTGAGTTTGGCGGTTACGTGTTCTGGCGCAATGGCGTTCGCGTTCCCCTTGTGTCGTTTCTCCGGGGAGTTTCTATATTCAGCGTTGAACCCCGCGGGGTCCGCTAGGTACAGATTCATACAGTGTTGCAGCGCGTCGATCTCATCCGCGTTGAACCGTGCTGGCCACCCAACTTTTGCACCTACGTTCATCGCATCATGATTTGCTTGATAGAATTCGTTGCACAATGCAACGCCAGTTCCATTACGGAACCCATCGGCGCGCATTGTCGCGTATTGGTCCCATAGAGTTGTATTCGTCGGGAACGTATAAAGTAGCTGGGAAATCTCGCCTTGAAACTCTGGATTCTTTTGCGTGTCGAGTAGTCGCGCCGCTAGGTCGTCGTCCTCAATGATCGTACACGGGATGACGCACGCAATTGATTTTCCCGGCCCGGCCAAACCTAGAACCGTGCGCTTGATAATTTGTTCGCGGTTCGCGGTCTGCGCGAACGAGCGCGCCGATTCTTCCGTCTGCGGGTCGTCGCAAATGCAAAAGTCTGGACGGATCGAATCACCCGATACGAGCGTTGCGATCTTGCCGCGCATACTCGCGGTAATCGAACCAACCGTCACCCGGGCGCCATAGGAAATGTTATCTTTCCATTGCGGCAATGCGATCTTGTTTTTCTTAATCTCACAATGGGTATACACGCTCATCATCGTCTGCCCTTTAGCGCGCTGGTACTGCCCTGCAATCTCGCGGATCGGGTGACAGACTTCCGGGAAGTCATCGAACACACATTGATTTGATTCTAGGTCGGTGCGCAGGTTTACAAGCAACTCTGTAGCATCG